AATTTTATCCATCATACCGTAAAGCCGTTTAGCGCCAGCATCAGTAGAACCATTACCGAGATGAGAAACCACATCCGCAGGAACAACAAATTCCCCATCAGCCAAACGAGCAGGCTGCTTACTGCCAATAACGGCAGGAATAGAATCAGACATACCATCCCCAGGACCTTTAAGCATACGCCCACCATCTGAATACCCCCCTAAACTAGTAATACCCCCACTAGCAAACGTTCTTTGAGCGCCTGCATCTATTACTTCCATACTGGTTGGGCGTTGCGTTGGGGTAGCGTATTGGGTCTTATCAATCATCCCTTGGGGGTACAGCCCGCCTTGGGGGTTAATAGCCGTGTTCATCATACTCATACGCTCAACTGGACCGCCTGCTTGATATGTGCTCATTAAACCTCCAGCAGCAGCTTCTTCAATGTCACCTAAAGCTTGAGCTTGCTTAAACTGAACTGGGGCTTTAATACCCGCTTTTTTGTTAGCCTTGTTAAAACGATATAACGCTGCGTTGTATGCGTCTAAATTTCGTGTATTAGGGTCAGAGTCGCTATAAGTACCTACGTCTGCGCCAGAACTTCTTGGGAGGTCTTGGACTATGCCTCTGTTTGCAAAAGCTACGGCACCGCCACCAGCCATACCATATGGGTTTTTCTTATAGTCAGGGTAGTTTGCTGTGTAGTATGGATTTGGTTGTACTGGTTCTTGAGCACGGAAGTTTGGAGAAATTCTATCTAATACAGAACTAGACTGTCCTGTTGGCACTTGCCCTGTGCTGTCTTGGTTTTCCATACCGTATTGAGCACCAATTCCAGGGGCTGCAAGAATAGCTGCTTTTTTAGCCATGTCGGTCATGCCAGAACCTAGACCAGCGTAGTAAGAGCCACCACCGCCAGGAGCAACAGCTAAACCTTTTCCTGCTAATTCTGGGGCGCCTTCTGGAAATACTCCTTGCATTTTTGCTAGCTGATCTAATTGTGCTGTATTTGCGGAGGTTAATGTAGCTGGGTTAATTTGATTCGGGACCATTTGTGTTGTACCAGCTAAGCCAGCGTTTACATCTGGGTTTGGCACCATAGAGCTTTTAACTGCTTGCTGCGCTAATTCTTCCCCTGTAACTGGGTTAAGCGCATCCATAGGCACAGCTGCGTCATAAGCACCCAAACCGCCAGATAGAGCACCACCAAGACCGCCAAATAAAGCTCCTTTACCTACATTTCCGCCTTGAATACCTGCAGAAATACCGCCAATAAGGGCACCGGCACCGGCACCGGCTAAGATACCAGCAGAGGTAGCACCAATACCTAGAGACGTACCAAGCATGGGGGCAGCGGCACCAGCTGTAAAATAAGTAGCCGCGCCAGCAGCTACAACAGGTAGAATTTTAGACAAGAAACCAGCTTCGTACAGCCCTGTTTCTGGGTTAATAGTTAGGTCTCCGCCTTGAGCCATAGCAAGCTGACGCAAGCCTTTAATCTCGCCCTTGGTCATATGGACGAGTTCGGTGTCGGGCCCACGACCCTTAGATTTTAGGTGTTCAGCTGCAATTTTAAGGCTCATACGTGCCCCTTAGGGATAGATTGGTTGATTTTATCATGTTATAGCCTTTTAAACCACTGTTCCAGCAGCGTTTATCCAGTTTGTTCCATTCCAATAAATCGGCCTACCAATAGTCGTGTCAAAGTAATACTGCCCCACTTCTCGCCGCTCGGTTGGTCTGTTTGCTGTAGTGCCAGATGGGGGCACGGTAACGTTCTGGGTAAAGTTATCAATTTGGTTAAAATATAAACGCAAGGCGTTATTAAGCTGGTCAATGTAACGCTGATCATAAATAATTGGCGCAACCAGTAAGTTGGGTGCTTTAGAAGGACGTAGTGGGGTAACAGCCATTATCTGCGTCCGTCTGGTCTAATATCAATTCGTGGGCTACCTAACTGCCAAGCTACCCCTAAGCCGTTTGATTCAATCCGAAAGCTCATTTGGCGAGCCCGCAATCGGGTATATACCTGCCCATCAAACTCCTGAACCTCGTAGGTATTGCGGCTGGTGTAGTTCTGCGTACTTTGAACTTGCGGTCTATCTGCCGTACCGTAAGGCGCTCCTGAGTTTTGCCGTGGGCGCAAGGTCATCGTAACCGAGGGCTGGTTTGCATTAGAACCGTTAAACGTAATGTCTGGCAGAATGCGCCATACGAACCCAAAGTTATGTCCGTCACCGATGTCAAAGTCAGAAGATTGGATATATGCCTCAATCGGTACTGGGGTTAACCCTGATACGTCATCTACGTTGGCTTCGTGGAACAAAATCTTATTGCCTAGCGGATAAGCGGCCATTGGGTATTGGCGCAAACCGGAATCTAGCCAAGCTGTTCTGTTCATTGTGCCGTACGACCATACCCGCTCAAGGTAGTTGTAAATGATGTACTTGTCGACTTGGTTGCTGTTTTGCGAGCAGTAGAACCACCATACCTCGTTGTAAGACTCGTTTGAGCCAGCAAACACTTGGAACGCTTGGTCTTTATTAATGTCGTCAAAGACGAACTGCCACAGCGAGCAGGGAAGGGTTTCCACACGACCTGTGTACGAGAAGAACTTATCTGTACCCATCCAGTAAGTTACGTTGTTTACCGTAATCGAGGAGTTAGGCGACATGATGGAGATGTTGTCTTGCAACAACTGAAAGCCCCAGACGTACGGCGGTCCTAAATACTGCATGGAGTAAATAGCCGCATCAGACCAAACCAAGATTTCCTGACGGGTTGAGCGGGCGCACATGATGAACGAACCGATGTTTAGGCGGTATTCACCTGACTGGTTTGTGGCGGCTGGTACCCAGTCGTATGGGTTTTCTTGGTCAGACCAACGCACTAAAAGGGGGTCAAACTGTGTATTAGGTACTGCTGGATCGTATGGGTTAGCGCCAAAACAGATAGCAAAACGCTGAATTGATGAGCCAATAATCTGGTTGGTTGTGTTAGGTACAAACTGTCCTTGAAAACCTTTATTGGTTGAGGCAGTGTTCAGTAAGAGCGCCCGTACGCTGGTGCCTGTAGTAGCATCCCAGTAGTAAATCGAACCGCCACGAGGGGCAATCAATAAGTCTTGACCAAAATTGTCGTTTGTCCAAAGACGTAACTGCTGTCCAATACCAACAGCCGCTGCAGCGCCCCAGCCCCGTACAGGAGCCACAGGAGTTGAGACTATAACCGCACCACCAGAAGCCGCAGTCGAGGTAGTTAGGTACGTAAAGCTGCCAATTACAGTTGATATTGTGTAGGTGTTTAGCCCAGTTACCGTAACTTCAAACGGCTTTTGCAAGACTAAACGGTTGATTCCGCAGGGGTCTGCAGCAATACTTACAAAGTAAACGTAGTCGCCAGTAGTCAAACCATGACCTGCTTGAGTAACCGTAAGGGTAGAAACTCCAATGCCAGCAGCGGTAAATGGGTTTGTTAAGGGGGTGTTTATATAAGAAGGCCAAGTGCCTGCGCCCCAACCAGTTCCACGAATAAATACGTCCAAACCAGTATTAATCTGAAACGCCATAACAATAGCCGTGCCGCCGCCAGTAGCGGTTGAAGTTGCGTTGCTAGTTACGGTAAATGTAAAGGTGTCTAGGTCGACATAGGTAATCTGATGCTCTTTGTTTAACTGCGCGGCAGTAATACCGCCTACAGCTACAGCACCAGATATTGTTACAAAGTCGCCTGTTATGCCGCCGTAGTTGGCATAGTCAATCGTAATGACGTTAGAACCGTTGGTAGTTGTAATGCAGTTGTTTGTAGTCGGCGTAGATGCGGAATTAAACGTAACACGGATAGGCGTAATATCGTTGTAGTCACCGCCCTGCTCAATGTAGTATTTAAGGTTAGTGCCAACACCCAGTAAGTTAGCGCCAGCTAAAGTAACCCAGTTCCACATTGCACGAGCTACACCCAAAAACGTCTCGTTAGACAGGCGAATCCAGCCGCCAATCTTCTCAGGGTAGCCAGAACGAAAACGCACCTTGTCGCAGTCAAAGTAACCGCCCTCGTTGGAGTAGTCAGTACCTTCTCGGTTAAGTCCCGGTCTAAATTGTAGTTTTTGTAATGGCATAGGTTATCCTAGTGCTGCAAGTGCTTTAGCTATTTTAGCTTTTCTGTCTTCTAAACCAATAAGTCCACCGTTAATGCGTTTAGTCATGGTTTCTATATCTGCGGTATCAGCTAAACTGTTTAAACCCTTTTTATTCCAGAACCAGCCAGCGCTTAAAGCAGCATATTTAGGTTCAATTAAAAGATTAGGATTTCCAATAAAATCAATACCAAGAGCAGTTCCGCAGTTTGCATAGTTCTCCCTGCCGGTCAATTGAATTAACCCTCTTCCCAAATACATAGAAGCCTCTTCCTCAGAAGTATTGCCTAAACGTCCGTTGTACACCTTACCTGCTATTTTAGCTGGTTGACGAGCATATTGGTCCGCTATTTCTTTAGTAGCAAAACGGCTGGGCCAAGTCTTCATTAGACCTTCTGCACTATAATTAAGGTTTTCCTGCAAGGTTTTAAAGTTACCAGACTCATGAGCGCATTGGCCAATAAAACAAGCTTGACGGGCAGGCGTAGAAATGTCGTACTTAACAAAGGTTTCTTCTAATGGGCCTAGCCATTTATGGTCAATACCCAAGGCGTCTAATTGGTCGTACGTCATTCTTTCTTTTCCTTAGCTTTCATATCCATAATTTTTTCAAGGGTCCTGCCGCCAAAGTAAAACGACATAATAAGCATACCCCACTGACCAAGCAGTTCTACATAGGCTCTGTTGGTGTCTAGGTCAAATGCCGACATCATGGCAAATATAAAATACCCACCGAGAATAAACAATAAAGTCATTGGGCGAATGTTTTTAGACAGCCAGCTATCACTAGCCATGTCGGCTTGAAGCCTTGCAGTCAGTTCGTGTTGCTCTGCAGCGTCGGCGTTAATCTTAGCTAATTCGCCGTTTTGCTGCATTTCTAGCAGTTTTAACTTAGCTTGTTCAGCCTGTGCAGGATCTGGAAAGACCTTGTCTAATATCTTGCCGCCAATATCAAGTAGTGCGCTTAATGGAAACATTTAAAAAGCTCCTAAAATAAACTTAAGCCACAGGGTTACTACCAATGCGGCAACAAAACAATAAAACTGCACCCTTCTAACTGCCTTTAAATCGTGCTGGAACTCTTCGTTATTCTTGCGCTCCAGGTTCTCAATATCCAACTTAATCTTAAGCAATGCGTCCCACTCTTTTGCACCGTACTGCTTAACAAACTTAATCTTTAAATCAGCCTCCTCATCGGAGATTTGCTTCTTTCGCTTCCACTCGTCAAGCGCTTTAATCAGCGCCCGTTCTTTTCTAAATTCTGCTTCCCGCCTTGCCCGTATGCGCTCTTGCGCTTGCTGCTGGGCTACATCTACGGCGTCTCTTTGTATGTTCTCAATCTGCTTAGAAACAGACTTGCCCGCTTCACGAGCAGAATCCAGCCCAGAACTAAGCCCCTTTGCTCCTTCGGATAAACCCAGCAGATCTGACATATTTCACTGTTTGCACCTTATGTTTTAGAGTTTCATAATGTATGCAAGAGCATAGTACGGTGGAAGATTTTGGTTTGTGCCAGATACACCTTCTGTGCTATTAGTAACAGAAATTCCTGTAAATGCAGATCCAGTAGTTGATCCACTTGGCTGAGATCCTGAAGCACCTGGGGGGTTAGCAGCGTTACTTGGCCCTGGTCGATCATACGAATGAGCATGTCCTGGGTCTGCAACAAAAGCCGTATGTGTATGACTTACTACAACAGCGTTTGCCGTACCGCCAGTTGCAGCAACGGCGTAAGTAGAACCAGCGCCCACAACAAACCGGTCTCGTAAGTCAGGAGTCCCGCCACCACCATCGCAAAGCCGCCAGCCACTAGGAATAGAACCGATACTTCCCGACCACATGGCAATACCGCCCGAAGGAAAACCGTTAGTTTGTACGAAAGCCGTGGTAGCAATCTGAGTACTGTTGTTTCCTGCCGCAGCCGTAGTTGCCGTAGGCGTTCCTGAAAAGGCGGGTGATACCGAAGTAATTGCACCGCTAAACGCTGCCGTAGTGCCTGATAGGGCGCCCGTTAATGAAGTTGTGCCTGTAACTGATAGGTTGCCAGAGACGGAAAAGTTACCCGCTGCACCAGTATTTAGTGGTAGGAAGTTAGTGCCATCGCAGTAGACTGAAGTAGTAGCGCCATTTGGGATAACCACGCCTGTACCAGAAGACCCGATAACCTGGATTGAAAAGCCACCTGTTGTGCTGTTTCGGAAAGTAAATACCTTGTCGGCTAGGGGGGCGATGATGTTGCGCTGCTGGGATAGGGTTCCTGTAATGGTAATAACCGCATTTCTAGCTTCGTCTGATACACCGTTAAAGTTGGTCAGCGTGTAGTTGGCATCAGCAATGTTAATAGTAATAACCCCAGCAACAGCCTGTTCTATCAAAGTCCCTAGGTTGTTATTAGTAGTTTGACCCCAGATACCAGACTGGTCGCCATCGCCAATCAGCTCTAAGCGCAGTGAGGGTGAGAATGTACTTGCCATGGTTATTCCTTAACAATTTTGGTTTGAGTCAACTTCAGTCCAGCTTGTGCCGTTTGTATCATCTACTTGGCCCCAGTTCGGGTCTTGCGTTGTGTTTATCGGATTCGGTGCAGTCGTGGTTTTCTTGTCCTGACCAGCCATTGCCAACCCACCAAACAAGTCACCACCATATACCGCTACTTCATCCAAGTTAATGGTTTTTATACCCCAACTTGGGTCTTGTGTGTCATCTATTTTAAACCAGCCAAAGGTGCATTGTCCATCAGAAACTACCATGATTTCAATGACATTGCCAACTAAATTAGCTTGAACGGTGGTTGTTTCCGTTAGGGTTAATAGCTCTACGATCTGCGCAACAAACGCAGCTTGTGCCGACTGGGTTTCAGTCAAAGTTATGGTTTCTGCGGTATTCCCTAGGAAGTCAACGTTTCCTGTTTGTGCGTCTGTTAAAGTTTCGGTTTCACTTACTACACCCTCAAAGGTAGCCAAAACGTCTTGAGCATCATTAAAGAAAATGTCATCCGTTACAAATACCAAGAAGTCTGTATCGGCATCTGAATCTAGCTCAACCAAAGCCAGCACCTCATTTACGGCTACTGGGAAGTCTACGTTGCCAATCTCGTCTGTGGTTAAGGTAAGCGTTTCATCCCGCACTGCAACAAAGTCGGCGGCGGCAGTTTGCGCATCTAGCAGGGTCTGGGTCTCGGATACAACGCCTACAAAGTCCGCCTGTACGGTTTGGGCATCGGTTAGGGTCTGGGTTTCGCTGACTACGCCAACAAAGTTAGCTGTGGCATTCTGGAAGTCGTCTAGGAAAAATAACTCGTTTGCTGCTACTAAGTAGTCAACTACACCAGTCTGGGCGTCTAGTAATGTCTGGGTTTCGGATACGGCAGCTAGGAAATCAACAACCCCCGTTTGCACCTCCGTTAGCGTTAAGGTCTCATCTACATCAACTGCAATAGATAAGTTCCCTAAAGAAGCAAACGGAGCCTGTGCAAAGGAGGTTATTCCAAACGTCATCGCATTTTACTGAGCGGTTACTTCTGCGGGTTTGGCTTCGAGGGATTGTTTGAGCATCTGCACAAACGCATTTTTTCCCACGTTGAGCTGATCTAGGTTGAACTGACTAGACGCAATTTTGCGATCCAAGTCCGAAATGTGGTTCACCATCAACTGCTGCTCTTGTGTCATCTCTTCCAAAATGTGTTCTACGCCGTCAATACTAATGGGGGTCTTTTTGTCGTTTCCCATGTCGTTCTCCTATGTTTTTACTGCGGTTAAAAAACTTATGCTACTGCGTCTTGGAATGGCGTGAGGTCAAAACCCTCATAGTACTCTGCCTTGTCCAGCTGAATCTGAAGGTGGTCTTTGTTCCGCTTAACGGTATCAGCCCAATCTTCGTCAGTCATATCTTCAGGCTTGCCAGCGTTAAGCAGGGTTACGCTATCCATTGCAGCGTTGTAGCTGCGCTGTACTTCTTGTTCAGGGGTTAGTTCTAACATTTTAGTTTCCTTTAAGTTGGTCAATTTCTGCTTTTAATTCTTTTACTGCGTTTACAAGATACCAAATCAAGTTATCAGTATCTACCGATAAAACGCCCGTAGATTGTTCTTTAACGCACTCAGGTAATACTTGTTGAATTTCTTGTGCAATAACTCCAAGTTGAACACCTTCTTTTTTAATTGCATCTTTAGGGCTAAGTGCGGCATCAACTTCTTCAGGTAAACGATATTCAAAGTTGCGAACTTGAATTTGGTTAATAATGCTTAAGCCATTATTGTTATCAACAATGTTTTTCTTGAGCCTACTATCAGATGTTGTATTCCATGTGCTTGTATTAGAGAAGTTATAAACAGAAGCAGCAGCAAAATATCCAGTAGAATTTCCTTTGCCAGTTGCATCAGCACCAAGAACAATTTGATTATCCCCACCTGATGCACTTACATCACAAGCCCATCCAATAATAATGTTTTGATAACCAGTTGTAAGTTGGGTTGAACCTGAATCTGCACCAGCCGCAACACCAATTAAAGTATTTCTATAACCACTAGTAATATTAGCACCAGCAATAAAACCAACAACAGTATTATCAGAACCAGTTACATTTCCGCTTAAAGCACCACCACCAACGGCAGTATTGTTGCTTCCTGTTGAAACACCTTGATAAGCACCATCACCGATTGCCACATTCTGTGTACCAGTTTGTACTTGATAACCAGCGTAAGCACCAAAAAATGTTTGTTGCTGTGCAGTTGTAATAGCAGAACCAGCCTGCCGGCCCATTAAAGTATTTCTAAAACCTGTGGTGATAGCAGTACCAGCTTGAAAGCCAACGGCTGTATTGTTATCTGCGGTTGTATTTGCTTTTAATGCGCTATGTCCAATTGCAGTATTTGCACCGCCTGTAGTGTTAGCTTCAAGAGCAGAACGACCTAAAGCCGTGTTGGCAGTAGCCGTAGTGTTTGAAAACAAAGCATATGCACCAATAGCCGTGTTCTCTAATCCTGTTGTGTTTGCTTTTCCAGCAGAAAACCCAAGAGCAACTAAGTCACCGCCTGTAGTATTACTATATCCAGCTTGATAACCTACGGCTGTGTTGCTAGATGCTGTTGTGTTGTTTTGTAATGAAGATGTGCCTATTGCTGTATTAGAAGCACCTGTAGTATTAGCAAACAAAGCTAATTCACCAATGCCTATATTCTGCGCTCCAGTTGTATTTGCAGTTAGTGCTTGATTACCAATAGCTACAGAAGAATTTGCGGTTGTGTTTGCATAAAGTGCTTTATATCCAATAGCAACAAAAGCCTGTCCTGTAGTGTTACTATATCCAGCTTGGAAACCTGCTGCGGTGTTAAAAGATGCGGTGGTGTTTGATGTAAGTGCATCTCTTCCTAAAGCCACATTGGAATCGCCTGTGGTATTAGCTAATAAAGAATAAGCCCCTAAAGCTGTATTATTAGATGCAGTTGATGCACCTAACGAACGATACCCAACTGCGGTATTGTTTCCACCAGTTAAATTACTTGCTAAAGAGCCGTTTCCAAGTGCTGTATTTATGCTACCAGTAGTGTTTAATTGACCAGCCGCCCTACCTAAAACAGCATCTTGACCGCCAACAAAAGTATTGTAAGCACCTGTAGTGTTTGATGTGCCAGCACTTAAACCTAAAACAGTATTACTAGCAACACCACCACCACCCTTACCAACAGTAAGACCTGATATAGAAGCATCGTTTGTAGTGACTAGAGTACCGCTGGAGTTTAGGCGCATTGACTCAACACCGCCCTCGGAGAACGCAATGGTGTCGGCGG